GCTTGAGGGAGGCTAAAAAACAGGGTTGGGCGCAATGGATCAAAAGCGAGGCGGACGAACGGGCGGTACTGCATGGGTGCTATTTTGACGAGCAGGCGGCCAACAGGGCGGCGCAATTTTTCCCGCGTTTTCTGCGGCATTCTAAAGGGCAGTGGGCCGGCCAGCCGTTTTATTTGCTGCCGTGGCAGGAGGAGGGCATTATTAAGCCGCTTTTTGGGTGGAAGAGGCCCGATGGATACCGGAGGTACCGCACAGCATATATAGAGATCCCGAAAAAGAACGGGAAATCTACACTATGCGCGGGCCTGGCACTGTATTTGCTCACCAAGGACAATGAGCCGGGCGCGGAGATATACAGTGCGGCAGCCGACAGAGCACAGGCGTCTATCGTCTACAACGAGGCGGCCGCAATGATGAAGTCTTCACCGCCTTTGAGGAAGAGGCTTAGAAACATCCCATCGCAGAAAGTCATCACCTATGAGGCCACAAACAGTTTTTATAAGGTCCTTTCGGCGGACGCATACACAAAAGAAGGTCTCAACATCCATGGATTGCTTTTCGATGAGCTGCACGCACAGAAGACCCGCGAGCTGTGGGACACGCTGGCATACGGCGGCGCGGCCAGGAGACAGCCGCTATTGATCGCGATTACAACAGCGGGCACAGACAGAAACAGCATATGCTGGGAGCAGCACGAATACGCCATAAAGGTTACATCAGGCGATATTGAGGATGACACATTTTTCCCGTTTGTCCTTGGAGCCGATGAGGCCAAGGACGATTGGGAAGATCCCGAGGTTTGGAAAAGGACAAACCCGAGCCTGGGCATAACGATATCCTGGGAGAGTTTCAAGGCGGACTTCAGGGCCGCGAAAGAAAGCCCGAGAAAGCAAAACGCATTCAAGCGATATCGGTTAAACATTTGGACCTCAACAGAAACACGATGGTTGGATATGGCCAAATGGGATGCATGCGACGCGGCGCCGGAGTTTCCGGAAAATGAGCCGTGTTACCTGGGCCTCGACCTTTCAAGCACAACAGATATCACCGCGGCCGCTCTGTTCTGCCCTAAGACCGGCGGCGTGAAGGTGTGGTCATGGATACCCCAAGAGAACATGGACGTTAGGGAACGCCGAGACAAGGTGCCCTTTTCACAATGGGCCCGGGATGGGTGGATAACGCCGACGCCGGGCAATGTAGTGGACTACGCATTTATCCGTAAGACGATAAACGACATAAAGGCGCAATATCCGGGGCTAAAAATAATCGGCTATGACGAATGGAATGCCACACAGTTAGCCCTACAGCTAGAGCAAGAGGACGGTATGTCTGTTATGCCGATACGGCAGGGGTTCCGAACATTGTCACCGGCATGCAAGGAGCTTGAAAAGCTAGTCATGGACGGGAAATTGAGGCATGGGGGGAACCCGGTCTTAAGATGGGCCGTTAATAACGTGGTCATTCAGAACGATCCGAACGACAATATAAGGCCGGTCAAGAACAAGGCAACAGAGCGCATAGACCCGGCGGTGGCCCTAATTATTGCAATTGCAGCATATCAGCAAATGCAACTAAAGGAGCAGGAGGAAAGCGTATATGAGGAGCGAGGCATTTTTGTTTTATAAGGGGGTGGTGATGTGTTTGAAAGGTTAAAGGCCATTGTATTGCGGCCCTTTCGCAGGAACAAGTCAACTTTGGAAAATCCCGCCGATTGGCTTGTGAAGTTTTTTAGCGGCGGACAATCAGCGACCGGGCTAAACGTTTCTGAAGATGACATTTTGCGGGTTTCGGCGGCGTTTGCATGCATAAATCTTATCAGCAACACTATTGCCTCTTTGCCTTTCCCGGTCTACAGGCGGCTACAGCCTCGAGGAAAAGAGCGGGCGCGGGACCATTACCTTTATGACATCCTCCAATATGAACCTAACCCCGAAATGACGGCCTTTGACTTCAGAAAAGTTATGCAGGTGCAGCTAGAGCTTTATGGCAATGCATACGCAAATATCGTTTATGACCGGGCGGGCCGGGTGGTGGAGCTTTGGCCTATTCCTACGCCGTATGTGAAGCCGCTCAAAAATGACGCCGGCTATTTAGCCGGGTATGAAATATCGTTGCCCGGTGGTGGGACGGCCCGCGTCATGCCCGAGGAAATGTTCCATATTAGGGGCCTGGGTGATGGCGTGGTAGGTTATAAGCCCTTGCAATATGCGCGCGAGATAATCGGCCTGGCCCTGGCCACGGAAGAATACGGGGCCGAGTTTTTCGCAAATGGGGCGGTTGCCTCTGGCATCGTCGAAATGCCTGGGAGGCTTTCCGTGGAGGCAATGCAAAAATTCAAGGAAGACTTCAGGAGCAAATATGAGGGCTTGGGGCGACGCCATAGAATTCTATTTTTGGAGCAGGGGTTAAAGTTCCACCAACTAACAATTCAAAACGACAATGCACAGTTCCTGGAGACGCGCAAATATCAGGTTGAAGAAGTGGCCCGGTTTTTTGGTGTTCCGCTGCATAAGATAGGGGCCCTGGACAGGGCGACGTTTTCAAACATCGAGCATCAGAGCATGGAGTTTGTCCAGGACTGTATAAGGCCGCGCGTGGTGAATTGGGAGCAGCAGGTAAGGCGGCAGTTGTTCAGAAAGAGCGAAAAGAAAACATATTTTGCCGAGTTTATCTTAGCAGGGCTATTGCGCGGCGATGCAAAAACAAGGGCAGAATACTATCACATAGGCCGCAATGACGGTTGGCTAAGTGCAAACGACATCAGGGAAATGGAGAATTTAAACCCGATACCAGCAGAGCAGGGCGGAGATGATTATCTAATCAACGGCAACATGATGCCTATTACGGCAGCAACACAAGAGAAAGGAAGGGGTGGCAGTGCCGATTAGTGGAAACGTGGAACGCCGGTTTTTTCACACCGAAATTGAGTTTAGAGCAGATGACGCCGAGCCTGTTATATCCGGTTATGCCGCGGTGTTCCATGCAATGTCAGAGGACTTGGGGGGTTTCCGAGAGGTCATTTTGCCCGGCGCCTTCGATGAAGCGTTGAAAGCGTCAGACATAAGGGCCCTTTTCAATCATGACCCGTCACAAATCGTGGCCCGTACAAAAAATGGGACCTTGAGCGTGTGGGAAGACGACAAGGGCCTTAGATATGAATTTACGCCGAACATGAAGACACAAGCGGGGCGAGACCTGGTTGAGTTAGTCAAGAGGGGTGATGTGGACCAGTCGAGTTTTGCATTTTCGATGGACGGCGGAATAGAAGAGTGGGACGACAGCGGGGATGTACCAGTTCGCCGAATTGTGAAGGTGGGCCGGCTTTATGACGTTTCGCCGGTGACATATCCCGCATACCCCGCAACGGAAGTTCAAGTTGCAAGGTCGGTGTTTGATGCCCTCGAGGAAATCAGGGCGAAAAAAGAGCGGGAAGAGGCAGAAAGAAGGGCAGAAATAGCCCGGAGGCTAAAGCTAAAAAGGTTAAGAGCAGAATTAAACTTTATCAGGGAGGTTATGTAACAATGGGTGTTAAAGAGTTACTGGAAAAGAGAGCAAATATATGGGAGCAGGCTAAGGCACTTATCGATAGGGCAGAGGCCGAGAATAGGGACCTTTCGGCCGAGGAGGAGCAGCAGTACCAGCGCATGATGGCCGAAATGGAGGAGCTAGCCAAGAGGGCCAAGCGCCTCGAGGAGGCTAAAAGGTTAGAGCAGGAGCTAGAGCAGAGGGCAAATGAGCCCATAAGGGCAAGCAGAGAGCCACAAAAAGAGAAAAGAGACGTGATTATGACCGCATTTAGGGACTATTTGACCAGGGGCATAATTACCCAAGAGTTACGCGACCTGGCCACCACCAGCGGAGCAGAGGGTGGATATTTGGTTGCGCCTCAAGAGTTTGCACAGGACCTTATACAGGCCATTGACAATGTCACTTTTGTGAGAAGGCTTGCCCGTGTATGGACTTTAACCACGTCCGACAGCTTGGGCGCCGTGAGTATTGACACGGACGTATCGGACGCAGATTGGACCTCTGAGGTGGGTAATATAACCGCGGACACGTCGCTTGCGTTTGGTTCGCGCACTTTGAAGCCCGAAATGCTATCTAAGTTGGTCAAGGTTTCCATGAAGCTGCTCAAGGTTTCCGCAATACCAGCCGAGCAGATAGTGAGAGACCGCCTAGCCTACAAGTTTGGCGTCACTCTAGAGAATGCGCTATTGAACGGCGATGGCAGTTCTAAGCCTCTGGGTGTTTTCGTGGCGGACAATAACGGTGTGCCCACCACGAGAGACGTAACCGATGGAAACACCACTACGGCCATATCCGCAGACAGCATTATTGCCGCAAAGTACGCACTCAAAGAGGGCTACAGGAGAAATGCCGCCTGGATATTCCACCGCGACATTTTGAAGGAAGTGGCCAAGCTAAAGGACAACGACGGACAGTATCTATGGAGGCCCGGGCTTGTAGCGGGACAGCCCGACACCTTGTCTGGGTTGCCTGTATATGAGAGCGAATACGCGCCAAACACCATGAGCGCCGGGGCTTATGTAGGTATCTTGGGCGACTTCAGTTATTACTGGATAGCCGAGTTGCAGGATATTGAAATCCAGAGACTAAATGAGCTGTTCGCCGCAAATTCACAGGTTGGGTTTATTGGCAGAATGTACGCCGACGGTCAGCCTGTTTTGGGCGAGGCCTTCGCGAGAATTCAGTTGGCCACTTCATAAGGTAGCATGATACGAGAGTAGGGCCGGGGTTTCCTGGCCCTTATTTTTGGAGGTGAGGCAATGCGGGTAAAGATGAAGAAAACAGCGTCAGGGCCATGGGGCATTTTTCAAGCAGGGAAAGAGTACGAAATCCCGCAGGCCATAGCAATGCAGTTTCTGAAGGCAGGCGCAGCCGAGGCCCTCGAGGCCGTGGAAATTGAGACGGCCGTTATAAATCCGCCTAAAAAAGCGGTGACGCGTGGGAAAAAGAGAAAGAAATAAAGGAGGTGGCGAAAAATGGGCCTACATCTAAAGACCGCGCCAACGTTTGAGCCGGTGACACTCGACGAAGCAAAGGCGCATTTGCGGGTGACACATGCCGATGATGACACATACATTACGGCCCTCATCAGCGTTGCCCGCGCGCATGTGGAGCGATACGCAAATATAGCAATCCCGGCGCAAACTTGGGTGTGGGCAATGGACAGATGGCCCGCGTTCCCGGTGGACATACCCAAGCCGCCTCTAATCGCCGTGACCTCATTTTCCTATACGGACCAGGACGGCGTCACGCACATAATCGATGCGGGAGACTACACAGTGGACGCGGAAAGATGGCCCGGGCGCCTATATTATGAGCCGCCGGCCGTTACTTTGGCCGATATTGGCGGAGTAAAAATAGAGTTTCAGGCGGGTTATGCTGACCCGGCCGCAATCCCGGCGGACATAAAACATGCAATTCTGCTGCTGGTTGGGCATTGGTACGAAAACAGGGAAGACGTATCACCGGAGCGATTGCAGCAGGTGCCGCGGTGTGTGGATGCCCTTTTGGACCCGTGGAGGGTGTGGCCGATATGAGGATAGGTGAGCTGAGAGAAAAGATCGCAGTTTTGCGCAAGAGCAGAACCCCAGATGGCATGGGCGGATGGACTGAGGCGGAGACACAGATAATGAGCGCCTGGGCTAAAGTAGAGACCCCGGCATCTGCATATCAGCAGATCGCGGGCCAGGATGTGGAGATGAGAACGCATATTTTTACCATTCGCTATGTTGCAGGCGGGCCAAAGGCAGGGGATGTAGTGGAATACCTTGGCGACCGCTTCACCGTCTTGGGGGTGCGTTTCGATGAACGCCGGCGCTTTGCGTTTCTGGAATGCAGGCCGGAGGTGGGATAATGGCTATAAATATTCACATCGAGGGCATGGATGAGGTTCTTAAAGAATTACGCGAGGCGCCGAAAGAAGCGCGGCGGCTTGTGGCGGACGTGCTCAAGCGGGCGGCCAGGGAGATCCAGCAAGACGCGCGGTCGAGGTGTCCAGTTGAAACAGGCACATTGCAGCGCAGCGTTCGCTATTCGGTCTCAAAGAAAAAGCTAGAGGGACGAGTATATGCGGGGGGCAGGGTGTTGGGCCGTGATGCTTTTTATGCCCCTTTCGTAGAATACGGCACAAAAACTTCCCAGGCGCAGCCGTTCTTGTTCCCAGCCGCGCGCGCAAGGGAAGAACAAACAAAAGAGGAGCTCGAAGAGGCACTATTAAAGGCCATGGAGGCGATATAGCATGGCATATATCGACACATTCCAAGCTATATACACGACGCTAGTAGGTTCCGCAGAGCTGATGGCGAAGATTACGGGCGTGTTTGACGCGCTGCCCCAGGAACAGCCGGCGCCGTATATTGTTTTGGGACAGTTGCAGGCATTACCAGGGCGGCTGTTGGACGAAAGCGAGCACGCATGGAGCCTGGATATCCATATTTGGAGCGCGTACCAGGGGCGCAAGGAAGTGTTAGAGATCGTAGACGTGCTCAAAAAAGTATTGAGTGCGTATTTTTTTGAGGAGCTGGTGGTTCAAGAGGACCCGTCAGGGTGGTATCACGGCATCTTGACCGTGAGAGGTTATCTGAAATAAAGGGAGGTAATCCAAATGGCTGTACATGAGGGGAAATATGCGATAGTGCAGATCGATGTTTCCGGGACGCCTACACAATTTGGAGAAGTTAGGAGTTACACGTTGGAAATCACGTCGAACACGATAGACGTTTCTACGATAGGCACGGATTGGAAGTCTTACTTGAGGGGACAAAGGGGTTGGAGTGGCACTATAGAGTGCTTTTATGACCCAACAGATCCCGCGCAGGCAGAGCTGGAGAGTTTAGTTGATGCTGGATCAACCATAAAGCTGACCTTTTTGGACCTCGGCGAAGGATCCGGGAAGCCGGCGAAAAGCGGCGATGCGGTCGTGACAGGGGTAACAACGACGGTAACGTCAGAGGACGCAATAGGCTTGTCTATATCGTTCCAGGGAACCGGTCCTCTAACAACCACAACGCAACCATAGCCAACATAGGGTGGTGAAATAATGGGGGTAAAGCTAGGCGGACGAGAATATGATCTCAAGTATACAGTAAATGCCATTAGGGCGCTTATCAAGGAAACCGGGAAGACCCCGGCCGAAATCCTACAAAATGGGTTTGACCCCACAGACTTCGAGCTAGGGGTAAAGCTGATATGGGGTGCGCTGCTGCATGCAAACCCAAAACTAAAACCCGACACGGTGGGAGACTGGCTGGAGATGTCAGAGGGTGTGTATAGTGAAGCGGTCACGGCGGCCGCAACGGCGCTTATGGCTGCATTCCAAAAACAGTTTGGGGTTGAGGTAGGCGTAGACGAGGAAGCGGAGGAAGACGCAAAAAACTGACCGCGGAGGACTGGGTGCGGTGGGGCGACGAGATGGCCTTAATCGCGCTCGGTCCTCTACGTCTATCACACGAGGACTTGTGGCGCCTTACATGGGGAGAGTTAGAGGATCTCATTTACGCATGGCGATATAGTGAATATCTGGAATACCAGAAAATAGCGCACTTGGCCGCATGGCTTCTCAACGGTTCCGGAAATCTGAAAATGCCTATCCGGGCAGATGAGCTTGTGGGCCGGTGGGTTGATGGCGTGGTTATGAGCGAAAAGCAATATCGGGAATATGTGAAAAAGAAAGTGAGACAGAAAAAAGCGGCCGTTGAGGAGGTGTAGGGATGGCAAAGAGGATAACGTATGTGTTCGGCGCGGACCTTTCAGAGCTTGAACGGTCATGGCGCAAAATAGAGAAAAACATGCAACGCCTATCAAGGCAAATGCGAACATATGGCGCCGCCATGACCAAAGCCTTTACGGTACCTTTGGCCGGTATCGGTTCCGCCGCCTCAAAGGCCGCGCTCGATGTAGAAAAAGCATTTTCTATTATTGCCCGGGGGACCGGGGCGCAAGGGCAAGAGCTAAAGGCCCTTGAGGACACCTGGCGGAAGATGGCGGGCAATGTGACGCAATCATTTGAGGAAAGCGCGCAAGTTCTAGCAGATTATAATACGCGCCTAGGGCTTACGGGCAAGACCCTGGCGGAAGTGTCCGAGAAGGCCCTAAATATGGCCCGTATGCTGGGCGAGGATGTCGGCGGCGTAGTGGCGCAATCGTCGAAAGCAATTCAGGATTGGGGCGTTGATGTGCAAGATGCGGCCTCTTTCTTGGATAAGCTGTTTGTGGCGGCGCAACAGACCGGCATAAGTGTATCGAAACTATCGGAGGGTCTATATAAATACGGTTCGCCGATGCGGGCCCTGGGGTTTGATATAGACACAGCTATTGCAACATTGGCAAATTTTGAAAAAGCAGGCGTAAACGTCGAGCTTGTTTTAGGCGCCTTGCGTCAAGGCCTGGCTAAAATGGCGAGAGAAGGAATACCCGAGGCGGATAAAGCTTTTGTAGAGCTATTGTCAAGAATACGAAACGCAGCGACGGACACAGAAGCAACGCGCCTGGCTATAGAGACGTTTGGTTCCAGGGCGGGCCCGGACCTGGCCATGGCTATTAGAGAGGGCCGTTTTTCGGTAGATAAATTGGTCGAGAGCCTACAAAAGGCCGACGGTGTTATAGACACAACAACACAGAGCACAGAGACTTTCGGCGAGAAATGGGCAAAAGTCAAAAATAAGGTGCTATTGGCCCTCGAGCCGATAGGCCGGCAGATTATGGACGTGGCCGAAAAGGCTATCCCGAAAATTGAGGGCGCGGTTTCGTCCATGGCCGAGAAAATCGCGCAAATGAGCGACGAAACCAAGCAAAAACTACTTGCTCTTGCCGGCGTTATGGCGGTGGGTGGCCCGTTGCTGATGGCGATTAGCGCCGTGGTTAGTTCTCTTTCCACGTTGGCCGGGGCGTTTGTAGCCCTTGTATCCGGACCGGCGGCGCCGATAGCCCTTACAATTGCGGGCATTTATGCGCTTATTAAGGCCTATCAGGACCTGGACGCAGTTCAAAAGAAAGTAACGGGCATGACACCGGACGAGGCCCTCGAGCGGAATAAATACCTACAAAAAGCGGGTGAAATTTTCCATCCAGCGCATGAAAGAAGTAGGTTTCGTCGTAGCCGGATTCCCCACATCCGCGCGCGCCACGGGAAATATCCCGTCACAGCGCAAGACTTTGAGGAAGTCAATAAAATCATCGATGAGCTTATGCCCAAAACGAAAGAGGCGCAAACACAGGTTGGTGACTTGGGCAAGGAAATTGAAGAAAGCATAAGAAATATCACCAAACAGGGAAACGACGCAATAAACACCACGACGGAAGAGGCCATTATCCCGGCGCTCACAAATATCGGAGAAAAAACAGACGAGCTAGGGAAAAAGGCGGCAGAGGTTCGCGACAAGTATAACGAAATGCTGGATGCCATACGCATTGCAGAGGCGGAGGCGGCATATGCGTTTCAATACGAAGGCGGGCCCATGCCCATGTCCATGTGGAAAGAGCAGGAATGGAACAACAGCGAGTTGAGGCAGGCCCAAGAGATAGGGCGCCGGGTGGCGGCGACACTAGAGGAGGCGAAACAAAAAACTGAAGAAGTAGGCGGGGCGTTTGACCAGCTAGTGACAAAGTCGGACATGTGGGCAAAATCCTTAACAGACGGGATCGCGGATGCGATTGTACAAGGGCGAAGCTTATCCAGTGTTTTGCAGCAAATAGCGGCACAGCTGGCCAAAATGGTACTCAGTAAGGCCTTGACGGGGTTATTTGGAGGATTTGTCTCATTGTTCCATGAAGGCGGTATCGTAGGCGAAGAGGGCGTGCGGACGAAACTGCCGCGCTATCATTCAGGAGGCATTGTGGGGAGTAACGAAGAGCTTGCGGTGCTGCGCAAGGGCGAGGGCGTGTTCACGCCCGGCCAGATGCGGGCTTTGGGGAGTGCTGGAGGCGAAACGATCAACGTGACGATGAACATCAACGCTATTGACGCGCGATCTGTGGTCGAATTTTTCCGAGGCAACAAGGGCATGATCGAATCGCTTGTCGTCGAATCCATACATCGCGACGGCACGCTGAGAAAAGTTATA